CAGAGCCCCCCGTTTACGCGACAATCGCCGGGCTGCGGACGACGCAGCTGACCATTAACGGCGACGCCGTGGTGATCACCAACAAGGGATCGGGTGCCTGGCGCGAATTGTTGTCGGGCGCCGGTGTGCGTTCAGTTTCGGTATCCGGTGCCGGGGTGTTTACGGGTTCGGTGGCCGAAAACCGTATCAAAACCAATGCCTTGTCCGGGGTGCTCGACGATTATGAACTTAGCTTTGAAAGCGGTGAACGCATGCGCGGCAAATTCCTAGTCGCACGTCTGGATTATGCTGGCGATTTCAATGGCGAACGCAGTTACACGCTCGAGCTTGAAAGCTCGGGTCAGGTGACGACATTATGACCCGTCTCGCAAATTGCGCACGTGGCGAGGCGACGGTTGCAGGAATTTTGCTGCGCCCGACATTTGCAGCATTGGTTGCAGCCGAAGAAGAATTGGGTCCGTTGTTCGCGTTGCTTGAACGGGCAGCTGCAGGGCAATTGACCCTCTCGGAAATGGCAACGCTGTTGTGGCATTGCCGCTTTGATGCACCCGAAGAACTCACTCGTGATGCCTTTGGTGAAATGATCGCTGCCGCCGGCCTGTCGCAAGTGACGCCGGCGCTGAAAATTCTGCTCGGCCAGATTCTGGCAGGGCGGTGAGGTGGAGACGCGGCACGGGGCCGTGGCCGAAGTTCAGGGCGACGATCAGTTTTCCGCCATAGTACGCACACTGAGCGGCCAGTCCGCGTTGCTTCTAGGGTGGCGGCCCGATGATTTCTGGAATGCCACACCCGCCGAACTGGCGACAGTGCTGCACGCATTCCGGCCTTCAATCGAAGCTGGCGCTGACGGCGATATGCTCAAAACATTGATGGAGCTGTTTCCAGATGGATGAAGAGATTGAAAGAATGGTTGTCGCGGTGCGCGCTGACACTCAAGGTTTTGCACGCGATGTCGCGGCAATGCGCGCTGAACTGGATGGCCCTTTTGCAAATGGGTTGGATCGGGCCGGTCGCATGCTGGAAAGCAGCCTTACGCGCGCTCTGCAAAGCGGCAGGTTCGGTTTTGAAGACCTGCGCCGCGTTGCGATGTCCGTTTTGTCGGAAATTGCGGGTGCGGCGATCCGCAGCGGGATCGACAGTCTGGCGGGCGGCGGCAGGCAAAGCGGATCTGGCGGCTTGCTGTCCTCGCTCGGATCGATCCTTGGCGGTGCCTTGGGTCTGCCGGGCAGGGCGACGGGCGGCCCAGTTTCGCCAGGGCGCGCCTATCGTGTTGGCGAGCATGGGCCTGAAGTGTTTGTGCCGACCAGCAGCGGCAGGATCGAGACTGCTTCCGATCGCAGCGGCGCGCCTGCGATAAACCTCACCATACGCGTTTCGGACAATGGCCGGATGAGCGCGCCGCAAGCCTTGCAGCGATCTGGCCGTCAGGTTGCCCGCGCTGTTCGTGACGCTCTGCTGCAGGCCGGTGATTGACCCATGGCTTATTGGTTGTGCAGCAAAAGGCGGAGCCAAGCGAGCCGACCGGTGATGCGGTTTGATCCGCGTTTCTGGACGCTGAATTTTCCTCGCCCGATGATGGCATCGGTGGTGACGACCGGCCCGGAATCGCTGCGGGTGGATACCGTATTCTACCGTAGCGACGATCTGGCTGGTCTGATCTGGGACAGTGAGGATCGCTGGGATCATCCCCTTCTCGCTTATGAAACCAGGCGTGATTATCGCCGGCTGACACTCCGCTTTCGCTGGCGTTCTGGCGGGGTGATGCCACTTGACGCCGTTAACGGGCCAACCCTGACGATCGAAGGCCGCAATGCTGCAGGTGAGCCCAAGAGCTGGTACGTCCGTTTGTGGAATTACGCACAGGGCACACCCGAGAATGCAGAAGTCAACCTGAATTTTAGCGCGCTTGAGGGCGGCTTCCTGTTGCCGGATGAAGCGGAGCAGGTGTTTGCCGGCGATATTGATCGCATGTTCATTTCGATGGTGCCGCCGAGCTATTCCTCGGGGGGATCGGTTTTTCCGGCTGGCGCCGAAGGCTGGGTTGAGCTGGACCAGATCCGCTGCGACGGTGCAGGGGTGATGCTCGATACCGGCGATGTCGTTTTGCCCGAGCATGACCTGAAAATGGCAACGGGATATGACGATGCTTACAACCAGACGCCGGAACGCCTACTGCGGCAGATTGAGGCGCTCGGATATCGGGACACGATCAACCATTATGTCGGAATGAGCCATTATTTCCGGCTCGAGCCGCTGGGTGAGGGGCATTATGTGAGCCTTGCCGGCGGGGCGCTAAACACTCCTTGCCGCAACTGGCATATTGATTTTGCGAACCGCGCAAAAGCCTATGGCTATGATCTGATATTCTCGCTCAGTTACGAATTGTTCGATGCCCATTGCTGGAACGATTGGAAGCAGCGCGCTGAAAATGGCGATCCGGCGCTGACTGGCTGGTCGCCGCCTTCGACTTTGCTCTCGCCCGCTCATGCTGGCGCGATGGAATATTTGCAGGCGATAGGCCGCGCCTTTGGTTATATTCAGAAACTGGCAGGCTTGCCGGTAAAGTTCCAGGTCGGCGAACCATGGTGGTGGATCACGACCGATCATCGGATCTGCCTTTATGATGCCGCCGCAACCGCCGCCTTCGGGTCGCTTTCCGTCCCGATCAGCGATATTCGCGGGACAAAGTCGGCCGCACAGCAGGCCATGCTGGATAAGGCGGGGGAAATGCTTGCCACGTCAACAGCGGGGCTGGTCGCGGCGGTCCGTGACGAAGCGGGATCTGTGTCCTTCACCAGCTATGTACTGGTCTATTTACCCACAGTGCTCGATCCCCTCGCGCCAGATGCACAACGCGCCAATGTGCCGATCGGCTGGGCAGCGCCTGCTTTCGATGTGTTGCAGCTTGAAGATTATGACTGGGTCATCGCCGGAAATCATGGCGCGACCGAAAGGGGTGTCGCGCTTGCGACCGTGCGGCTGGGCTATCCGATAGAGGAGCAGCATTATTTTTCCGGCTTTGTGTTGAGGCCGCAGGATCGGGCGCAATGGCGCGACATTGAATTCGCCGCTGCCGGCGCAGCCAGACGCGGTACGGCGCAGACCTATATCTGGGCGCTACCGCAAATCGCACGCGACGGCTTTACGCATTTCCGGATCGGCCAAGAAAGCGAGGACGATGTGCAAGCATTTGAGGATATATTGTTTCCGGTCGAAATCGGTCGTGAGGCAGAGGCTATCGCAGAATTTTCGACTCAGATCGTGACAACCAAATCAGGGCATGAGCGCCGCAACAGCGACTGGTCGGATGCGCGCATGTCATACGATGTTGCCCCAGGCGTGCGATCCGAGGACGAACTTGCAGAATTGATCCAATTCTTCCGCGCGCGTCGTGGCAGCGCGATTGCATTTCGTTTTTCTGATCCGTTTGACGACAGTTCGAACGGGATGCTCGGTCAGCCGACGCCGCTCGACCAGCCATTGGCGATCGGAGATGGTATCCGCACCCGCTTTCCGCTGGTAAAATCTTATGGTGTCGGGTCGGATCAGCAGGTGCGGCATATCACGCGGCCAAGGCCTGGTTCGATCAGTGTGGCCATTAATGGCTCACCCTCGACCAACTGGTCGCTCGGCGACAAGGGTGAGATTATCTTTGCTGATCCGCCTGCAACCGGCGCTGTGATTAATGCAGGTTTCCGCTTCGATGTTCCGGTCCGCTTTGCCGATGATCGTATTGAGGTGAACCGCGCAACCTTCGGTGCTGGAGCCATGCCATCGGTGATGCTGGTGGAGGTTAAGGAAGGCTGATGGCGGACCAATGGCTGGAGGGGCCGGTTACCAGTTCGGCATTTGGCTGGCGGCTCGAGCGAGTTGACGGTGTTACGATCGGTTTCACCTCCCATGACCAAGATGTGATGCTGGACGGGTTGCGATATCGCGCAAGCCCCGGGTTGGTCCCAACTTCAATTACTGAAAGATCGGGGCTCGAAGATGGTGGGCTTGATCTGAGAGGGGCACTAAGTTCAGATGCTATTCGCGCTGACGATCTGCGGGCAGGCAAATGGGATGGCGCCATGCTGGAAATCTTCCTGTTCGACTGGGCGCATGTGAATGCGGGGCGCAGGCCGCTCGCGACCGGCTGGCTGGGATCAGTGGAGTTTGATGCAAGCGGATTTTCAGTCGAGGTCGACGGGCCAGCGTCGCGGCTTCTCATGCCTGTTGCACCATTTACCTCCCCGACATGCCGGGCGCATTTTTGCGACGCGAAATGCGGCCTGAATGGCCTGCGCTTCCGCCATCGCGCTTCGCTATCGGCAATTGA